CCTTGCTATGCTTTGATGCCATAAAGGTAAAAATATCCCATGAACTTTTAATATCAATGATGCATTCATCTGTAATGATATCAGGTTCTCCGGTAATATAATCATTCTGATGTCTGTAATTGTTCTTTTTATAGAATTCGCCGGTATGAAGTGAATAAAGAGTAATAGATTGCTCTTCAACTGCTATGCCTTTATTCATGTACTTACTATCAATTACTTTTTTTCTTCCGTAGTTTTTCTCAATCCACAATTCTAATAAATAGCTTTTAGTGGTTTCCGACAGTACCTCCGATTTACTTCGTGGTTCTGTCATTAATTTGCCTATTGCCGATGCCCTGTATTTCATTGTTGTATAAATATTTAATGTATCTTTTTAATTGTTTATATGTTTGTTCTTTGCTTAAATCCTGGTCAAAAAGCTTATCAACTGCCTTGCTGAAACTTACTATGTGCTTCATATTGCTGTTTTATTTTTTGTTTTAACTCAGGTGTATCTGCTTTCTCTAAAAGTAACTGTAAACGATTACGTTCCTCCTCTGCCTTCTCCTGCAAAGTTACATCCATTGAATGAGGTGCTAAATCCTTTCGATTCAAATCACTTCCAAATAATCTTCCGAAATGATCACAAGCGTCTTTAATTGCCAATGTCTTAGCCATCGGGAAAGCCATACTCACAGCTCCGTTATTAATGTTCCCTAAGTCCGCAGGGCTGCTCCCTTGTTTAGTCTGTAACTGCATAGCTCCTATGCCATCATGGAATAACCATTCGCCTGTTATTGGGTTTTGATAATGTACACGTACACGTACATAAACTCCATTAAATGACTGCCCCTGATCGGTGACTTCAATCTTATAGGCTTTGAATATTCGCTTTAAAAGATACTCAACTTTGTCAATCGGGAGGTACTTATATCCTTTGATGTACGGATGTGTTTTTACCCAATTAGGTTTAGGATCTTGATTAAGCAAGTATTGTAATTGATCCTGCTGTGCGGCTGCCTGTATATCTGAATACAAGTCAGCAATTTTTACTATACTCATAATGTTATAAGTTCAAAGTTAGCATTAAATAAATAATCAATAACATCAGATTCGCAGTAGTCAAACCCATCTAAATAAGGATTAAATATAAATTCCTCCTCTTTTGGTGATTCAGTTGAATAATCCCATGTGAAATATGAGCCTTTACATGACAAATCTAAATCAGTAAGTTTAAACTCATGCTGTAGTAATGTTTCACAATCTACCTCAAAAGTAGCTACGCACATTGTGTTATCAGTATCGTACATCTCAACCTCACACTTGCGGTCATTGTACATAAAAGTAAAATAGGTTTTCATAATAAAGTAATTGTTAAATTATTTTTTGTAAAATTAAGTACTCCAGTATTACAAGATACTCTACTTTCAAAGTCATTATTAATAAGTATCTTTGATAATTCAGTGTTAAAATTGGCTGATAATTGAATGCTATTTTTAGTTAAATAAATAGAATAAAAATCATCAAAGTTTAAGTTTAGTTGAGTTAGCAACTCTGTTACCTGATCGTAATTTGTTTTCATATTGTGTAATTATTTATGAAGACAAAGTAAATGCATTTAATTTAAACAACCAAATTTTTATTTGTTAAATTTTTGTTAATATGTTTAAAGTTTTGATTCTAAGGATCTTTTATGCTTTATTTCTTTAAATTTAATATAAGCATCTGATTTTGGTTGTGTTTGTCCTAATCCTTTACACCAATAATCATTTCTTAAAATAACTTTACACATTCTCCTCCAGGATGGAACCCAACATTTAGATTCTAAATCTTCCGGCGCTTCATCAGGTATAACCTTATAACCTCTATCTTGCCATCCTTTAATAAATTTAACAAATCTTTCTCTATAATGATCACTTGTTTTTTTAGGCATAGTTTGTAATAATAAATTACAGAAACTCTTCCAAGTATGACCTTCAGGCTTATATATTTTATTATATCCAGTCATATTACCATTTTCTTGAATATACAAAGCACCTGAGTTTACACCATTTACTCTCGCTACAATTTTATACCAAGTTTCAGGTTCTAAAATATGATATAACCATAATCCACGCCTTTGATCATCTCCATACGGTTGACATAATCTTTGTTGACTAATTTTAACGCCTGCCATCATCATTTTATCATAAATCTTATTATGTGGGAGGTGTCTATACTTTCCATGAAATATCCAAATATCTTCAGTTTTCCAATCATAAATTGGATATACATTAAATAAATTAGATGATATTCTTGTAGTCCATTTTAAATTATCATACATTAATCCATCTTTGCGTGATGTTATAGCTCTATATCTATGTAAACTTTCATCAGCTCTTATACCAATAAACCCTGCAGTTTTTTTACCTTGAGAATACCACTCTCCAAATAATACCATAAATTCTTCAAATTCCATTTTTGGAATATAAAAATCATATTGATTTAAATTACTTGCATTTTTTGGTTTATCTCTAACCCAAATATCTTTTTTAGATTCATCCCAACAAATCCATCTTGGTTCATAATTGCTAACAGCATTTCTTAATAATAATTCTCCACATACCCAATGTAAATCTATTACATCAGAATATAAATCAATCATGTGTTCAATATGACTTATTGTATCATCATATTGAGCTTCTAAATCAATTATTAAAAATCCTACTTTAACTTTTCTTTTACGTGCTTCATTTAATACTAAATGAGACATAACTGAACTATCTTTTCCACCTGAGAATGAAATGTAAATTCTCTCGAAATTATCAAATACATAAGATATTCTATCTATGCTTGCATTTAATACATTTTTGTTTTGATATACTTTAGTTGCCATATTAATAAATATTTACTTGTCTTCCAATTGATAAAGCCTCTTCCATTGTTACTTCACTTCTATTATTTAAAATCATCCATTTATTTAAATATTCAAGTGCAGTTTCATTTGCTATTTGTTGTTCTAAAGGAAGTAATCTATTAAATCCTGAACAGAACTTAGAAGGTACACCAGTAGAATAACACATAGCAGCTTGTCCTAACCATGCAATTCTATTCATTGCTTTATTAGTTAAATAATGTTCACATGAATTTTTCCAATCTTTTATTACACCTTCTAAACCTTTTCTAAATAATTCATCATTTGATAAAAAATCTGCATAAGACTGCTCACATTGCTCTGCTGTCATTCCATCTTTTTTAGAGGCGTAAAATCCGGCTTTATGACATTCCCAATGTTCAAAAGTATGAAATATTCTATCAGGATCAGAAGTATTAACTGTCCTATAATTTTCAAAATCTTCATCACTTATATTATCATCAATTGGATCATATGAATGTATTGAATCTGATGATTCCCATGATTTACTAAAATCTTCATCTTTAAAAATATCAGATAATCCAGTTATTTGGCATAATCTTAAAATTTCCTCTTCATCCATTCCTAATTCTTTAGCAATTCTTTCATTTTTCCAATTCCTGGCTTTTAATTCTAATACAATTTCACTCATAGCATCTATTTGATGTTTACCTCTTGCTCTGTTGTGTCTTATTGTAGATGCAATTCTATCATTTTTACCAGTTTGTTCTTTTCTTATATTAACAATAGGTAAATACCCATTTATTCTTTGTCTAACAATTTTAGATTCTTTACCTACTCTGTTTCTATGGAATCCATCAATAACTTCAATCTTATTTTTATTTTCATTTTCCCAAGTTACTATAGGTTGAGTATATCCATCATTCATAATAGAAATTTCTAATAATTCCATTTCAGGTGGAGCTACTTTATTTGGATTATAATCATTACTTGTAACATCATCTGATATTATCCACTTTACAAAATCAACTGGTTCATTTTTAAATGGGCTTAATTCATGAATAAATTCTCTTAATTCATTAATTAAATTAACTTTATTAGAAAAATCTTTATCTTCTAATAAATTACTAATTTTTGTTTTAATCTCTAAAATTTGATTTTCCATAATTACCTGTTTTTGTTTTTATTTATATTATTTATTAATTGATTTTCTATATCTATATTATAATGCTTTGCTATATTTAAACATACAAGTATAATATCAGCTAATTCATTAAACTCTAAACTATCTTTAAACTCTTTTACTTCCTCATCTATTTTATTTAAAAAATCTGACATTTTAGTATTTTCTGTTATTAATCCACGTTTAACAGTTACTTTGTAATTTTCTTCTATTATTTGATTCATAAATTATTTTTGCAAATATTCATTTATTTATTTCTAATAACAAAAAAAATACTTGTTAAAATTTTGTTAATTGCTAATTTTAATTGTTTTTATATAAATATTGCCTATATTTGCACTCGTTCTTTACATTTATATCCTCCACTACAGGATAATAACCGAAATTATATCGCCCTCATTTGGCTCGCAGAGTAGTGGCTGCGTACTGAATGGGGGTTTTTTATTTATTTATGAATCCAATTTTTCAATATTATGGAAGTAGCATTAAAGAGGTTGTACCATTAGGCAACCTTTCTATGCTTAGGATGATTGAAGCTATTAAACATCCAAAGCCACACATTAAAGAAATTTTAGAACAGATTAGACTTGCAGCAGGTAATAAAGATGAAGATACAAAAGCATATCTAAAACAGAAACTTTATTTTTTTACACCTGCGGTAAACTGTACATATAGAAACTACGAAAGCATCGTATCATTTACAGGACTTGCACCTCTTGACTTTGATAAATTAGAATCTGAACAATATGCTATTGATTTTAGGGATTTTCTTTTTAATGAATATCCTGAAATAATTGCCTGTTGGTTATCATCTTCCAGGTTAGGAGTTCGTGCCTTGCTTCGTATTCCTGTGGTAAATTCACCTGATGAATATAAACTTTATTATAAAGGATTTGAACAGGAAGCATCTAAATATAAGGGATTTGATAAAGCACCTCAGAACTGTGTACTACCTCTTTTTATTTCTGATGATGAAAATTTATTATATAGACCGGATGCAATCGAATGGAATAAACAGTATATTGCACCTCCTCAGCCTCCAAAAGTTACAACTATTAGAATATATCAAAATAAACAGGTGGATAAAGTGGCAAAATTAGTAAACAGCGCAATGTCAAAAATAGTAGATTATGGACATCCACCTCTCAGAGCTATAAGTTATGCTCTTGGCGGATACGTTGCTAATAATTACCTATCTGAACAGGAAGCTGAAGATATTATAATTAAAGAAATAGTTAACAATAACTATCTCAATCAAAAATCTAAGGTAAACGGATATATAAAAACTGCCAAAGACATGATAAATAAAGGAAAACAAAAACCACTAACATTATGAGTACTAAATTTTTTAAACAAGATGATATGGCTAAACTAAAGCCATACATGAATGCAGTTGATTTTTTTAATAGATATGGAGACTTTGTACAAATATTCCACGATGTTGATGGATTTGAACTTAGATCATCTATTGAAGCTTATTGTGTAGATGAAGGTAATAGTTATAGATTACTTGAATCCGGTATGGTACAGATAAATAAAGATGATTATTTATACACTAAATTTGAAATACTTACCATTTGCAAATTTGACGGTAATCATCGTGATGCTATGAATTACGTTGAATTTAGAATTTTAAAAAAACAAATACCTTTCATTAGGGTTGGATGCGATTATTTTAAAATTAATTACAAAACTAATCGTTACGGTGTTAATGTTAAAGCTATTAAAAATTGGAAAAAAGAGGAGATAAAGGATGATTATGGTAAAGCAATGGTTCGAGAAATACCACGTTTTGATGACTTCACTATTATTCCTGACAATGTAAACTATACTGAGTTTCAAAACTCTATGTATAATCTTTATGCTAAATTCCCTCATTCACCTGCTGAACATGATGGAGAATTTAAACATATAGATTTATTACTAAATCACATTTTCGGTTCTCAGATAGAACTCGGATATAAATATATGAAGGTAATGTATGAGATGCCACAACAGATACTACCTGTTTTAGTGCTTGCATCTACTGAAAGGCAAACGGGTAAAACTACATTCCTAAACTTTTTAGAGATTCTTTTCGGAGATAATTACGTTAACATAGCGCCGGATGAATTAACAGGTACTTTCAATCATCTTTATGCTACTAAAAACATAATAGCCATTGATGAAACCGTATTAGAGAAACAATCAAGCGTTGAGAAAATCAAAGCAATAGCAACTCAAAAGAGCATGGCAGTTAATCAAAAGTTCGTATCTCAGTATAAAGTGCCATTCTTTGGTAAGATAATAATCGGAACTAACCGAGAGCATGATTTTATGCGTATTGATGAGGAAGAGATACGTTTTTGGGTTCGTAGAGTTGGTGTTATTAAGCACAGAATTACTGATATAGAGCAAAAAATGACATCCGAAATACCTTACTTTCTACGCTACCTACAGCAACTACCTGATATAGATATGAGTAAATCAAGGATGATTTTTACTGAGGAAGAGATTAGAACGCAATATCTTGAGGTTGTTATGGATGAATCTAAAAACACACTACGTAAAGAACTTGAGATGCTTATTGAAGATGCTTTTATGCAGGATCGAAATATGAATGAATTTAAGATGACAGCTATGGATATTAAAAAGATATGGTTTGAAAAAAACAATAATTATAATAATCCATATATACATAAAGTGTTAAAAAATGACATGAAAGTGCCTATCGGAAAAAATCAAAGGTACTATCCTTTAGAGGGTGAAAATTCAAAAATAGGTACGCCATATATTTTTAAACGTGAAAATTTTGTTAAAGAGGAAATGGATATTGAGATCAATTTTGCCCCTGAAGTTGTAAAAGGCTTACCATTCTAATTTACAAATTTACAAAAATACATTTGATTATGAGAGAGTTAACTAAAAGTGTAAATTGTAAAAACGTTTTTCAAGTTTGCTATATTAACTTTTTACAAAATGAATACCAGGACTTTTATATATATATATTTACATTTTTACAAAATAAAGATAAATATATAATATATAGATAGTTAGGGTTGTAAAAAAGTGTGTAAAAAGTTCAAAATAGGTTTTTACACTTTTTACAAAACTGAGTTATATTTTTACAAACGCATTTAGAAGCCTTCTAACGAATTATTTTTACCTTTGTGGTATATAGATACCAAAGACAGTATAAAAGTGGTTTAAAACGCATAGAAATGACAAAAAACAACAAATTAAGATTACAGAAGTTACACGCAGATTATAATAAGGCAAAACATCCTAACTTTCCGGAGTATGCTCTGCCGAAAAAATCATTTAACGATAATTCGACAAACGGACTTACTAAATGCGTGATTGAATTCCTTAACTATTCAGGACATCAGGCTGAACGGATTAGCACAACAGGAAGATGGATAGTTGATAAAGGTAGCGTAAAAGGTGGGTACTTTATTCCAGGAACCGGAACTAAAGGTAGCGCAGATATATCAGCAACGATAAAACCTACCTCTCTGCCATTTGGTGTATCTGTTAAAATTGAGATTAAATACGCAAAGGACAGACAATCTGATGTTCAGAAACAATATGAACAGCATATACAATCCGCCGGAGGTGTTTATATAATCGTTCGTGATTTTGATTCTTTTGTTAAATGGTATGATAATTTTATGAATTATGGCGTTTAAATTTATAGCAGAAGGTGTTGAGTTTATCATCATCGCTACTGAGAAAAGACAGAATGGGTATTATGATCTCGTTAAAAATACTACTAATGGGAAAACTACCTGGATGAAAAGTGATGATCTTAAAAAATTTGGTAGATAATAAAAAAGTTTATACCTTGCATTAAATTTATAAAACATGGCAAGCATTTTAGACATTTATTTGAAAGTAGAAGTTTTAGAAACTTTACTACAAGTAGTTAAAAGTAAACAGGAGAAAGGTGTTGCAATTACTGTAAACATCAATGATGAAACAAACCAAAACGGGCAAAACGTAAGCGCACACGTATCTCAGAAAAAAGAGGAACGTGAAGCAAAGAAAGCAAAGTATTATGTTGGTAATGGTAAGGTAGTTTGGACAAGTGGAACTATTCAGAAAGCTGAAAAGAAAGAGGAGGAAGTTCAACAGGCTAAAGTAATATCATCAAATGATTTACCCTTCTGAATGGGAGATTGATGCATGGGATGAGGCATACGGTGGACTACATAACCCTATAATTATGGCTACATATAACGATTATCCTGATTCAGTTGTTAACAATGCTAAACGTGGTATTGAGTTGAATGAACGTGTGAATAATCGTTGTGCCACGCAGATAGGAAAAATTCGTGGACAGCAACTGGCTAATAAAGAACCCATCTCAGTTGAAACAATCCAAAGAATGTACTCGTATTTAAGTAGAGCAGAGGCTTACTATAATGAGAATGATACAGAAGCGTGTGGCACGATAAGTTTTTTGCTTTGGGGAGGATTAGCAGGTAAACGTTGGGCTACAGCTAAATTACGTGAACTAAAACTAATCTAATATGCCATTCAAATCTAAAAAACAGCAGGGACTTTGTTATTATTTACAATCAGTTGGACAGGCAGGAAGTTGGAACTGCTCAAAGTGGAGCAAAGAAACCAAACAAAAGAGCCTGCCTACATACGCATCTAAAAAGAAAAAATAAATGTATAAACCGAAACCTCCAATAAAACAAAAGTACGTTAAGACTCCTGATGATTTATTAGATATGTGGAAGGCTTATAAGTCTCACGTAGATAATAATCCTGATTACGAAGCTACTGTAACAGTTAAAGGAGAAATAGTAATGAAACCTAAGCGCAGACCTTATTTACAAGAGGAGTTCTATGCTTTTGTTTATGAGAATTATGGCTTTCACGTTAAGCAATACTTTGACAGAAAGAATACTGCTTATGCTTCCTATGTTGATATCGTTACGCATATAGTGAACGAACGCAATGCTAATCAGCTAAGTGGAACGCTTACTGGTACTTTCAAATCTCAACAGATAGCTGCTAAATTATGTGGATTGATTGAAGAGAATAAGGAAGAGAAATCTAATTACACAGTCCCACAAATAACAATTAAATACGAATCAAATGGAACAGGCACAGGAGCAGGAGCAACACCGAGTGAAGCTGACAGCGAATAACTTAGTAACTGATTACTGCAATAGAGCAAAAAAGAAAGTAAAGAATCTAAAGCACGATGACTACTTGCAGATAATAGGACACGCTGCTGCTGTAGGTATGTACACAGGATTAAAGATGGCTAAGGACTCATTGCAAAGTATAAAAATGAAAGATGATAGTACTCCATCAGAAGCAATGGAAGGCACTACAACTGAGTGAAGTTGAGCCAGTCGCTGCATACTTAGGAGGGATACGATCAGGTAAGACTATAACAGGTAGCCACTTTGCTATTAATATGATAGTGAAGAGACCTAAGGAATTAGGAGGCATTGCATCGAATACTAATAAGCAGTTAACGAAAGCGACATTAAAAGAGTTCAAACAGGTACTTGCCTTGTATGGACTGTATGAGAATGAGCATTACTACGTTAATAAGAATCCTGAGAAGCATTTTAATTATCGTTCAAAGTTTACCGATCATACTGGTGTATGGTCATTTTATAATGGCGCACAGATATACACATTCAGTTTAGAAACACAGATACGAGGAGTTGAGTTTGGTTGGGCTTGGTTGGATGAAATCCAAGAGGCATCATTAGATCAGCTAAACATTGTATTGGGTAGGATGTCAGGCTCAAAGCATCCGAGAACATTCTATACATTAACACCTCCACATAGTAATCCTGATATTGATGAGCTAATATATGGAGATAACAAGATACCTTTAGTAGTTGGAACTACCTACGACAATCAAAAGAACTTGCCTGCTAATTACATTAATACGTTGGAGAAAGTGTATGATAAGTACACATTTAGAAGGGAGGTACTTTGTGAACGGGTAACGCTTGCAGGTATGAACTGGCTTTACGCATTCGACAGGCAGAGGCACGTTTCAGAGTTAGCATTGTATGAACCAACTAATATGGTTTACGTTAGCTTTGACTTCAACGTGAATCCGTTTGTTTGTACGTTAGCACATAGAGGAGTAAAAGATGGTAAAAGATACATTCATTACTTCGATAGTGTAGTAGTAACGCCTGAACAGATACAAGGCATGGAGTATATAGACGCTATTGTTAAGATGATAAAGGAACGTACACCGTATCAGGCAAATTTTAATTTATATCAAGTAACAGGTGATACATCAGGCAGAAGTCAAAACGTATTAGGTAAGGTTGGTGTTACGATTTGGGACAAGGTTGTTAGAACGTTTGGCATTAGCTTGAATCAATTGCACCTTAATGCAACGAACCCAACACATCAGGAAGCGAGGGTATTATGTAACGCAATGTTCAGCAACTACGATGAAATATTAATCCATCCAAAGAATAGGGAACTGATTCGAGATTGTGAGTTTGTGAAAGCAAAGGCAGATGGGCATAGGATGAAGGATAACCGATCTGATTTAACACAGCAATCCGACTTATTGGATGCGATGATATACGACTTGAATATGTGGAATAGAGATTTTATTATTCGATAAATTTTATTATATTCGTAGCTTATGGCTACTTATAAAAACGCTGATCAATGGACAGCAGCAACGTTAGAAAAGCTGCGTAAATCAATAGATGTAAAGAATTACTTTGAACTGACTAATGAGATAATTAGCAGACAATCAAAGCGTGTGTTTGATAAGGCAACTCCAGGCGAAGGTAATGCATACAGTTACAGTAGGAAGCCAATATACGCAAGTAATTTATCAAAGTACACGCCACGTAAGAATCCGCCGAGAGGTAAGAACAGTAACAGCCCAACATTTGAGAACGGTAAACGTAGGAAGTCAACGTATTTTGCGGGTGGATATGGACAGTTTAAGCAAGCGGTAGGTAAAGGGTCAGGGGGTAAGGTTAATCTTTGGTTGTTCGGTAACTTCAGGAGGATGTTTCAGAACGCAGGTAAGAATCCATTGGCAAGGAATACACAAACAGGTGTAAGTATATTCGTTCAGCTTATAGCATCATCTAATAATCCATCAGGTAAAATTGATGGTATATTGGAACGTTATCCTAATATGTTTAAGTTAACGAAAGGTGAGAGGGGATTTATCATTAAAAGATTTAGAGAGATACTCTTGGAAAATATAAATAAATAATTAACTTTGTATTTATGATTGAAGCTGTCATCAGTTATATAAATACTAACCTAACTAACTTAAATATTTTTAAGGAGGTAAAGGGTTTGACTGAACTGATTACAGAGGATGAACAGACATTCCCTGCAATCTACACAGGAAAAGATAATCTAAGATTTATTACATCATACGATTTTAGAAACGGATTGATATTCCATTTAAAGAATGGTACTGCTGCAATGGAAGACTTAGATCGTGTAATCAGTTCATCAGCTTACCGGCAGTATAGCCATCCTATGCGTGCAGTTATGATTCATGGGCGTAATATCTATCAGGACAATAACTACTCTCAGGAATATGTAGCGAATAATATAGTAAACGCAATTAACCGTAGAAGTATTCCGTCATTAAGACCAGTAATCGGTGTTGATAGGGTTGCGGTAAACGTGGTTAATTATTCAACGAATAAGGAGGATTTGGCGGGCATATTTGAGAATGTGGAATTGAACATGAGACACGATTTGGATGTTGTGATTGTTGATTATAACATTGTGTTGAGAGCTAATCAGAAATGCTTTGATAATTATAACTGTACAACTAATCCAGTTCCTGGAGTTTGTGTAGATATAGATTATGATGTGTTTGTGGATAGCGTATTAGTTCAGAATGGAACTTATAATACTTGTAGTGATTTAACAATTGATATTGATTTATGAGTGGATTAATAATAAATATAAACAACATCTCAAACAAGGTACGAAATACTGTACTAACAGGATTGAATACTGCGTTGACTGGTACGATATCAGCAACTGATACTGTGCTTCAAGCCTTTGGTAAGTTACAGAATCAGATTAATAGCATTCCACCTAATACTGCTTACGGATTATTTGCACAGACAGCTAATAGCACACCGATTACAGGAACGAATGTAGAAACATCATTAATCAATGGAGGAGTAGGTACTTTATCTGTACCTGCGAATGGCTTTGCAGTAGGTGATAGTTTTACTACTATTTTAGGAGGTATTTTAACTGCTGCTAATAATCAAACAATAAGAATAAAGGTTAAATCAGGATCGGTTATACTTTTAGATAGTGGTGTTCAAAATATTAGTAATATTACTAATGATGTATTTTCTTTGAACTTAAATTTTACCATTAGGCAGATTGGAGGTACAGGTACTGCATCGATAGTTTCATTAGGTACATTCCATTATGTTAAAACATCTAACGCTACAACTCAGGGCTTCGCTTTTAACGTAGTTAATAATACTACATTTGATACAACGATTCCTAACACATTAGATATAACAGTTCAATGGGGTAGTAATAATGCTACAAATAGTATCTATTCAGATATTTTTGTTTTAAATAAAATATATTAATATGAGGTGGGGTAATATTATAAAGTTTCAGTTGTTTCAGCAGAATATAGATGATGATGAAACTGAATTAATGACTGAGCTATTAGAATTTTTAATGACAGAAGACAATAATAATTTAATAACAGAATAAATATGAGTAATGTAAAAATATCTCAATTAAACAATGCCTCAACTCCATTAGCCGGTACTGAGGTAGTTCCTATCGTACAGAGTGGATCAACTAAAAAGGTAACTGTATCTAATATCGTAGCAGGTAAACAAGATACGTTAACATTAACCACAACTGGAACAAGTGGTGCTGCAACATTAGTTGGAAGTACATTAAATATTCCACAATATTCAGGTGGTAGTGCTAATCCTTCAGTAATAGCTTTAAGTGCTACAAATGGAACAGCTGTAACAGGTACTACTAATGATACTTTATCACAAAGTTTATTAATCCGTGCCAATACATTTACAGGTAATGGTATGTTAGAAATATTAGCAAGGTCTTTTAAAACTGGTAGTGCAGGTAATCAATCTTTAAGAGCATATACAAATACATCTGCAAGTTTAACAGGTGCTACATTAATAGCTACTTTTATGGCAGCATCAAGTCAAGTATTACCTCAAGGAATAAGAACATTTAGGATTAATTCAAATACTTTGAGTGGTACTTTTGCAAGCACATCAGGTAATAGTGATTATGTTGCTGCAAATGGTAAAAGTTCAGCTACATTTAATACAACAGTAGATAATTATATAATCATTTCCATACAATTAACAAATGCAGCAGATAGTTCAGTAGTAGAAATGGCAAGAGCAGTAAAATATATATAATATGAATATAATTAAAATTACCAACGGATTTGAAATGAATGGAATGCCTTATCTATTTGAATCAATAGATGGAAAGGAATATGAAATCATTTCTGAAAATCAGATGCACAGCTATACTAATAATGGAGTAATCCTATTAGATTTATCAGTAAGTATAGATGGTCAATCTTTTACTGATATTAATTCATTTGCTGATTATTTATATGGCAAAGCAGCTTAAAGAATCTACAAAAGTTTCATTCGGTACTCGCAAACGTGGAGTATCTAAAAAGAAACGTAATAAGCATCAAAGTGTTAAACCTTATAATAGACAAGGCAGATGATAGTATGTATTTCTAATTGCACTCCGGCAAAGTGTTTACTTGCGCCTAATAAATGTGAAACTCCTCAGAACTTAGTTATAGGAGAGATGCCTGCTGCCAATACTGATTACTGGGTTTATGTTTATGATGAGAGTAGAGATAAGATTAAGCGCATTGAAGCTACATCAGATGCAAATAGTATTTTAACTATTGACCTATCAGATCACGCAGCGTTCTATCATCCTTATGCTTATTATTATTTTTGGGTAACTGAGGAAGCTGCGGACATCACAGCAAAAGAGGATATTATAATTGATTCAGAAACTTATACCTGTTTTAAATTAGAGTTCTCAATGGCATTTAATGATACTAATGAGCAGGTGTTTATCACAACTCAGAACATTACAATATGATAGAGATTATCTTAATTATGGCAGCCTTTGTAAATGGGCTCAAGATAGCTACCTATGATGGAATGATATTTGAGAAACCTGCAAAGTTGATACCTAATTTAATTCGTAAACCATTGGTAGATTGTATCTATTGTATGGGTGGATTTTATACATTGATAGTAAGTTTATTATTAGGTTATGGGTGGCATAGCTTATTAATGAGTGGAAGTTGTATATTTGTGTCGGGATTATTTTATGAAATATTATATAAATTAGAAAAATGAAACAGGCAATAGTAAGGAAAATCTACAGTGTACTACAGAATGACATCTTAAAACTACAGGCAGAATTAAAGAAAACAGATTGGAAAGAAAAATGTGACTTTGCTTTTAGTGATGGTCAGTATGACTATTACAAGTTCAAATCATCAGATATGATTCCATTAAATCGTTTAGAACGTATTCAAGTTCAGGTTATTATGTTAGATAACAGATTGAGCAAGGCAGAATTTGAAACGCTTGTAGAGATTTGTATGCAGTCTTTAAATAAGACGTTGACAAGCATGAAGGAGGATAAGAAAATGGAAGGCATTACTCATGCTATTTGGGCGTTAGAAGAGATTAAGAGCAGAAAAGAAACGCTAATGTTTCACCCTGACATCATGACTGAATTAGCAGCGTTGAATCTTATCCGTAATGATGAGAATCCGTTTGAGATTAACGAAGTAATTCATAAAGAAAAGGTTGAATATTTAAAAAGAGAAGGGGGTGCTAACCCTTTTATAATAGAGAGTGGGTTGAACGTATATTTACCCAACTCCAAAGAATTAATAAACGGACTCAAGGATACGTGGGAAGCACACCTAAGGATAGTAGAAAAATCAAATATGACATACGATACCATTCTTGGCGAGATAAAGTCTTCAACTTTGTAAGTGAATATAAAGAGAATTTAATGGTATTGTGTAATGATGATGAGGTGGCGTTTAGAGAATTATACAATCGTGGAATAGTTGATGATTTTTTTCGTATATTAGCACGAACAATTAAGAAACGGAAAGCAGAACAGGCAGCAAACAATAATATAAATTAACATGGCTGTTGATAAAATAATACTTGAACTCCAGGCAGATGTAAAAGGCTTTAAAACTGATCTGGCTAACGTACGAAAGGACTTAGATACTACACAGAAAAAAACTTCTGAAACAGGAAAGGCAGCTACTGAAAGTTTTAACCAGGTTTCAAATAGTTTAAAAGGTGTAGGTGCTGCTATTGGTGTAGCGTTTGGAGTACAACAGGTTATTCAATTTGGAAAGGCAAGCGTAAATGCTTACTTAGAAGCTGAGAAAAATGCAAAGTTATTATTGTTTGCGTTGAATGGTAACGCTGAGGTTCAACAAAGACTCATTGAACAATCTGCTAGGATTCAGAAAACTACCATTTATTCAGATGATCAGATTCAACAGGCGCAAACGTTCCTAGCTAATCAAGGTATGACTGAGGAGCAAATTATGAAAACGATTGATGCCTCTATTCAGTTAGCTACAGTTACGGGCGGTGATTTACAAACAGTAACTGAGCAATTATCTGCAACTTATGAAGGATCAGTAGGGAGATTAGGTAAATTAGATGCAGGCTTTGGTAAATTAACAAAAGAACAGTTAGCTAACGGAGCTGCTGTTGATTTAGTAATAAGTAAATACAACGGATTAGCAGAGGCAGCAGGTGAAACAACAGAAGGGCAATTAATAAGGTTTCAAAATCAGTTAGGAGATATTCAGGAAGAGATAGGGGCCGCCTTTATTCCTGTTATAAGTAATTTAATAGATAGCCTTTCAGAGTTCGCAGCAGAAACAGATTTTAACGCTGTTATGGCTGAACTTGGAGAAATATTTAGTACTATTTTCCAACCAATTAACCAGGTATTTTCAGCTTTAAATAATTTATTTGAGGCAGTAACTGGCACAACTTCAGCAGGTGATAAGTTAGTTGGAACATTAGATATTTTAGGCGGTGTGCTTGATATTTTAACTAGCCCTTTAAGATTAGTTGCTGATATACTATCAACTTTAATTAACCTTATAGCCGATGGTATAAAATGGTTTAGACAAATAAGAGAAGAGGGCGGTTTATTAGGAGAGGTTTTTGATAAGTTGGCAATTCCTTTTGAATTCATAGCAGAACAGATTGCAAAGTTAGGGGATGGTCAAGAAAAAGTAGCTAAGAAAATAACACAAACCACAACAGCAGTTAAAGAACAAACAACAGCTGTTAAAACAGATACTGAGGAAACAAAGAAAAATACAGAAGCTAAAAAACAACAGTTAGGAGCATTTGATTTATTAAATAAGCAATTAAATGATGCCAAAAAATTATTAGCAGATAACGTAACGCTAGGTAAGGACTATTACGAACAAGAACGTAAAATAGCTGAATTAACAGAACGACTTGAAAAGATTCAACTAGAATATAATGCCGCATTAGATAGTACTGTTAAATTACAAGGTGTCATTAAAGAACCTACAAAAGAATTAATCGATTTATTGCCACAACAAGAGCAAGCCTGGAATAAAAATACAGATGCAATTAAAAACTATGTTAGAGCCAACCAACAGCTTGCTGAAGCCGAAGATCCTACTATTAAACGGATTAATAATATCATAAAAACATCTGAAGGCGTAGCTCAAGTTGCTGGTTCAATATCTGAGTTGTTTACCGCTATTGGAGATGCTGCGGCTGCATCAGGTCAAAAGAACGCCGAGTTTCAAAAGGCATTGGCTTTATTTGCTATTCAATTAAAGTTAGCTGAATCCATCGCTAACATCATTGCAAACATTACAAAAGAATCCGCTACGCCATTTGCTATTGCTGCTAATATTATTTCAGGGGTTGCTGCGGTTACGACTGCAATAGGTCAATCCATTGCAATAGTTAATCAATCTCAAGTACCTGCTTACGCAGAAGGTACTGCCTTTGTTGGATTAAACGGTAATCCTAGAGGGGTGGATACTATACCTGCCTGGCTTAACGAAGGTGAGGCGGTAATACCAACGGATAAGAATAATAAATATCCTGGTTTAGCTTCGGCGTGGATCAAAGGTAATTTAGATGATTATATCATGAGCAACTGGGTAGCTCCGGCAGTAGAGCAGGCAAGGAATAAAGATTTAGCTCAGAACATTGCAGAGGCTTTAAAAGTAAATAGTATCTTTGATGATTATAGATTGTACAGATCATTGGAAAAAAACTCTAATATTAATCAATCAGGGTTTCATACTTTGTCAAAGGCTATGAGTAGAAACAATAAGAAACGAGGAGGATATGCTTAAATTTATCTTAAACGGAACTGAATGTATAAACCCTCCGATAGGAGCTAACGATATAAGCGAAAGGCTGTATTATTCAGAAGTATTAAAAGGATATTTTTTAGAACTCGAGGGAACGGTAACGTTTTTTAATGAAGATTATGAAACGCTTAGAAATATTTTTGATAATAACTATTGTGAAGAGGTTTCTATTGACATCCTAAAAGTTGAGGAAAATGAATTAGTATTTAGAGGGTTTATAAAAACATCTGATATTGAATGGGATAAGGTAAAATCTCAAGCTATTTGTGAGATCGTGGATGATTCATTCATGGCAAAGATTGATAACAATAAAAATATAAAGTTTAAACTAGGCGTTCCACGTTCAAAGAATGATGTAGATATTAGCAGTAGAACAGTACTATACAATACATTTAATTTCTTTTCTCCATTTTACGGTAGGTATTTTGATGATGAAGCGGTTGGATTAGAACCTGCAAAAAGAACTGGAATGTTTTTATACGATGCATTCAATTTTCTAATCGCGGCGATGACTGATGATACTGTTGATTTTGACAGTAACTATTTAACTTATAATATAGGTTCACCATCAAATGATACAGAGGCGGCGTGGACAGCTTTAATAAATGCACTAGAATTAAAAACAGGAACTGGAGTAGATATTTACATTTCATTTGAGGAATTATTTACTGATGTTCAAAAGTTGCTAAACCTTGCTATCTCAGTTGAAAGGCAAGCAAACAATAGACCGTTAATCCGTATTGAAGATTACGATTATTATAAACAACAGGATAGCAATATATATTTTACAACTGTTGATTCATTAATTGAAAAGATAAATATAGATCGACAATACGCTAGGATTATCATAGGATGTTCAACACGCCCTGAAGATTTTCCATTACCTGATGTACCATTAGCTTATCAAAATCAAGAGGAGTATCATTTAAAAGGACAGTGTAATATTGATTCAGAGTTTGACTTAAGAATGCAAAATGTAATTATACATAGCAATTCAATACGTCAAAACTTACCTTCTGTTAGTGGCTTTACAACTGCCCAATTGATAGCTGAAAGTTATACTAACTTTGCTAATAATCCATTTGAATTAGAAGACCCTGCGGCTGATTTTACAAATGCAGATGTACAAGTTGGGGATATTGCGTACAATTCATTGGATAATACATACACTTACATAACCGCTGTAACTGCTCAAGTATTAACATTACAGGATGATATATTTAATGGTCCTTTTGATAACTATAAAATATATAAACCAGACGGTAACCCAACTGATGATGAAGATACAATACTTGTTCACTTAGATAAAAACGAAAGTAAAGGAAGTGATATTTTAGCGTATAAATCAGAGTTTACATTTGGCGGTATAACTCAATATTATTATAATGATTTTTATTCTAATGCAAATGTATTAACAAGGCATCAAGGTTCTATACCTCAGGATGTAGCTATTTACTTAGGAGACGGTAACGATGTGTTCAGTGCTGAAACGAATACATATAATCAATCAAGTAATGCATTGTATTTCTTTAATACATTTAATTCTGATTATAAAAGAATTCGTTTTGATATTGAGATAACAGACCCTAACTCCAACTATGATCCTGTAACTGGAATTTATACAGTTCCCGCGGATGGGGCTTATGAGTTTCAATCTGCTATAGGAATTAAGAATGCAAACTATACAGGGTTTTCTTTTTTCCAATGTGAGATGTGGCATACTGATTCAGCTAATACAGTATTAAAATCAGTACCTGTTTCTCAGGATGTTTTGTTTGTACCTAATGGAACGGAATGGTATCCAAGTATTTCAGGTTGGATTAATGGAGTATTTAATTGCGAGGCTGGTGATTTAATCTATTGCGTTATAGCTCGCCCAAGTTCAACATCTGCACCATTTGCACCTACTGGACAGTTCAATGGGTTATGGGGTTATATTGCTGAAAGTTTTTTTAATTGTAACGCTGTAGCTAACGGTGGCGGTGTTTACCAACCTGGTTCAGCAGATGAAGCCTTTGTAGTTAATTTAGAATTCAATAATAAATTAGATTCTACAACTTGGAATAATTTAAAGGCTACGCCTTACAAATACCTTAACGTTCAGTATGGAGAGAATAAGTTTGACTTAGGTTATCCTGAAGAGATTAATAGGAATGTAATAACAGGCGAAACAACAGTAAGATTATTGCGAAAGAAATCAGGAATTTAATATCTTTGTGTTATGCCAATACAATATTTACAAAACAGTCCCGTACAATTTTATAAGATAACAGGTCGTGGTCCTAACGATGCAAGTATATTTCAGAACTCTGCATACGATCAACGTAGAATTTACGATTGTGATTTTATAACGCCTTCATTTTGTCAAGAGGCGGATATAACCGATAGTTATGGTTTTCAGTACAAAGCTTCAACAATCGGTAGCAATTTGTTCGATGAATTAATAGCTAATCCAATTGTGTTCGGTGCTAACACAAGCGTAGTAGCTAATCAGCTTGTAGATTCCGGAGCTTCGTTTTTTGCAAGTGGAGTTACGACTGGAAAGCTTGTAGTGAATACATCAGATAATTTATCATCTACAGTTACTGGAAGTATAACAGCCACAACGGTTGGTTTGTTCGATGATATATTTACAGCCACTCCAAAGAACTATAAAATATATAATATTAATGTAGATACAGGAGTATACTTTGATAACAATACTTTTACGTTTTCAAATACAAATAATACAGGTGGTTTTGCTTTAAATACGGGTATCGTAGGTAATTGGTATAAAGTAAGTTTATCAGTTACTGATTATGTATCAGGGGCGTTTACTGTTAAATTAGGTAATAATGCAATAGGTACGATAGGAGCAAACGGAACGTATACATTTTACGGTCAAATGCTATCAACTTCTAAAATAGATTTTGATTATACTGCTGATTTTATTGGTAACATAAGTGCTATAAATGCATTAGAATTAAACCAAACATATTTAATAGAAATTAGAGATTTATCTGATAATTTAATCAGCTCAACAACTCATGTAGAAACAAGCGACAGTTTAAATATTGGTAACGTAGTTGTTCAGGGTTCATGGGGTGGTCAACTTGGAGAGGATTATTGTGGATGTTATAGATTTTGGATTTACGATAACGTAGGATGTCAATTAACAAACACACTACCTAATGGAGATTTTGAAAGTGATGGAGGATGGGAATTAACTAGCTTTACCAATATTTCAGAAGGAAAATTAAACTTTGTATCTGCAAGGGCTATAACTGATACGGCTACAAACTATTTATATTGTGGAAATGAAGCTATTGTATTCGATGGAACTACAAGCTATACAGTAACTTTCACAATAAGCAATAGAACAGAGGGCGGAGTTTATTTTGTATTAGGAACAACATCTTCTGCAACGTATTCATTAAATGGAACGTATAGCTTTACAATAACTCCAGGCATTGCATTTGATTCGATGTTTCAGATTGTAGCTTCCACAACAAGTACAACATTAAGTATAGATAACATATCTGTTACAGTAGCTTCTGATGATTTAGTTGTAGATGGTAAGAGTGAATGTTTTCATGTTTGCGATCAGGATAACTGTACTATAAAAATATCATGGACAAACAATACTAATTCATTTGGATATTGGTATCAAGACGGTTTCACTAACTCAGTACGTTTAAATGCAAGGGTTAGGAATGCTAAGATAAATGATTTAGAATTTTCTCCTTTCAAAAATAGTTTAGGTAGAATGGGTATGCCTTATTACAACGGGCAAAAGATTGAGGAGCTTGCAATCAGCCCAATACCTGAATACTTGCATAACGCTTTGGCAGTTGGTTTATCACATCGTACAGTTACTATCCAGGATGTAGCTTATATAAGAACTGGTGATTATACGCCTGATTGGGATGATAACTCTGAGCTTGCTAAGGTAATTGTAGAAGTATCAAAAGTAGATCAAACAAATTTAGAAAATAGGTTTTAATTATGGCAAAGTTGGCAACCATATTAGAGGAAAAATTAAAGCGTTTAGAAACAATACCTGATCAGTTTGCTACGCAAGTAGAGAAGACTCAAATAAAGGTATTTAAAGCTATTCTAAGGGATTTAAATAAGTTACAACTAGATGTAGAAGGTGAAATATTATTGAATAATTATAACCTAGCTTTAATTGAAACCATAGGTGAAAAATATAGAGATGAATTGTATGCTCAAGGTTATACAGATTCAGTAACTTTTTTTGCCAAAGAAATGGATTTGCAGAACGCTTTAAATGTAGAATATTTACAGGGTGCGCTAGGTAAATTTGATTATAAAAATATTTATAAAGCTGTTTACGAAACAAGTAAAAAAACTGCAATTGAATTACTTGCTGAATCGGCTGTAGTTACTGCTGTTGATGATTTTAAAATTTTACTTCAAGATTCAATAACTAATAGTGATACTTTTGGGGATATGGTGGACAGTATATCTGCATCCATACAAGGTAATAATAAAATTGAAGGTAACTTAGTAAGATACGCAAGGCAGAACGCTATAGACTTATTCGCCGGAACTGAACGGAACATGACTAAGGTTATTGCAGATGATTTAGGTATTGAATTCTTTGAATACGCAGGTGGTTTAATGGATACTACAAGACCATTTTGTCAAGAAAGGGCAGGTAAAGTTTATCATAAAAAAGAGATTGAAAGTTGGGGTACAAAAACATGGGCTGGTCAAGCAAAAGGAACAACACCTAGAACTATATTTACTTTGGCAGGGGGTTATAATTGCAATCATGATTTTATACCGAAAGGTTTAAAAGATGTACCTACAAGTGTTATTAAACGTAATATTGAGAACGGTAATATTGATCCTGATGATCTGCCTGAAAATATTAAAAAAAGAATTGGAATTTAAAAAAAAATTGTATATTTGTCTATAAACTAGTAAACTTTAAAAATTATGTCATACAACAACTGTTTCGATGACTTGCCAAACTACAGCGAAAACGCTTGTGGAATTAATAAGATTCCTGGAATTTCTGCAGTAGCTATCATCGACAAAGATCATGGCTTTACTGATTTCAGTAATGCTGCTCAGTGGACTGCTCAGATTGCAGCTGGTAATGTAAAAATTATCAAAGAAATTAAAGCAACTTATGTACAGGCTTCTCCTGTAACTGCTGCTAATCCACGTGCTAGAGGTGCTGCTAACGTATTAATGAAGTTAGAACATACTTTGAACGTTGAAGATCCTAACGTAGATAGTAATAACGATACATTCTACGAAACTCTTAACGGTCGTGAGACTTACTTAGCATGGTATAACTTTGAAGAGGATGAAATCAGAGTAGTTGTATTGCCAGTTACTTGGACTTGTTTGCCTGCAACTGATGATCTAAATGCAGATTTTCAGAAGTATGTAAACACTGCTCAGTGGCGTTCAGCTCCTGATGAATTCCCAACTCTATATACTGCTCCTGCGGGTATCTTCGGATAATAAACAAACGCTTATGGCAAGGGGCGTTTATATTCTCGCATTAAGAGATAACTCTTATTATAATTGGGCTGTAAACTTAGCTGCATCAGTTAAGTTTCACAGCCCTGAGTTATTTGTAACGTTACTACATGATGGTAACTTTAATAGCATACCAATAAATGAACAGTTTGTTTTTGATGCTAATAT